TATGGGAACTGGTAAGGGTGCTAGTGGACCTGTAAGTGGTATCAAACAAAAGATTCTATCTCAAATCTTCAAAGAATGTGGAATAAAACAATCAGAGTATCATCATGGTTTCAAAAGAGGAGTATATCTTGCTATGATGTATGAGAATGGACCTGAGTTCTTACGTTCAGAGATTGAAGAAGATGAGTTGGTAATGAAAAAGAAGTTTGTTGATGGTGTTGATTACATTAATAATTGGTGGAAAAGACAAGCAATCAAAAGATATTCAAAGTTACATGATAATGGTAAGTTAAAACCTGAAGATTTATTCTATATCGATGGTATAGGTAAAGATTGGGAAACTTTCAAATCAGATAGATTAAACGAAGTAGGTAGATAAAAAATATAATATGGGATTTTTCGAAGAAACAAATAATGAACAAGTTGATAATAGTTTATGGGTAGAATCATATAGACCTGTAACATTAGAAAACTATGTAGGTAATGAACACCTTAAAGAAAAGGTAAGTGGTTATTTAGAAACTGGTGATGTACCTCACCTTCTACTTTATGGTAGAGCAGGTACTGGTAAAACAACTCTTGCTAAACTAATTGTAAAATCAATGGATTGTGATTATATGGTAATCAACGCATCTGATGAAAACAATGTAGAAACTGTAAGAAATAAAGTAAAAGGATTCGCATCATCAATGGGATTCAAAAAGTATAAAATCATTATCTTAGATGAGTTTGATTATATGTCTCAGAATGCACAAGCTATTTTGAGAAACTTAATGGAAACATTTTCACAACATTGTAGATTTATCTTAACTTGTAATTATGTTGAAAAAGTAATTGACCCTATCCAAAGTAGATGTCAAACTTTTCAAATCATACCTCCAACTAAGAAAGATGTAGCAGTTCAAATCTCAAAGATTTTGACTAGTGAGGAAGTAACATTCCAACCAAAAGATTTAGTTCCAATTATTGATGCTGGATATCCTGATATTAGAAAGATTATCAATACTTGTCAATTAAATTCAATAAAAGGTGAATTAAAAGTAGATACTCAAAATCTTTTAGAGAATGATTATAAAATGAAAGTTTTAGATATCTTAAAATCTTCAGATGATAAAAGAAATAAATATGTGAGTATGAGACAAGCTATCATTGATAGTAGAGTAACTGATTTCTCAGAGTTATTTACATTATTATATGAAAAGGTAGATGAATATGCACCTGAAAATACAGCTAATGTAATTATAGCATTATCCGAAGGACAGAACAAACATTTCAANGCTATTGATAANGANATNCCAATGGCAGCAACATTAATCGAAATATTAAATTTAATTTAAGATGGCAAAAATAGTAGGAATTGGTGGTAACAAACCACAAAAAGCATCAGACCAATCAAACCCAACTGGAAAAGCTAAAATTGATTTAGGTAAATCAAATCCTGTAATTTGTTCACATTGTGGATATGATGTATTCATAGATGGTTCTAAATTTAGAAAGATATCTAAGTTAGTAGCTGGAACTGCTCAAGATGTGGTAGTACCAATAGAAGTTTTACTTTGTGGAAATTGTGGTGAGATATGTGAAGAATTACTATCACCACAACTAGCAGTATTAGAAGAATTGGATAAAAAGAAAAAAGAAGAAAGTGGCAGCTAGTTTATTCGACCATATCAAACAAATAACTAATGTTCAAAATCCCAAATATTGGGATACATTGGAAGAAGCTGATAAAAAGACATGGAGTAACTATATGGTACTTCGTTTTCTATCTATGAAATATGAGTGGGTAGAAACTATTGCAGCAGTTCAACCATATCTACAAGAAGTTCCACCTAAAGCAATGTATCTTGCTATGATTGATTTACTTCCAAAAGGTAGACACTTTATGAAGTATATGAAACCCAAAGGAGCTGACAAGTATGAAAAGTGGTTAGTTGAATTAGTAGCAAAACATTATGAAACCTCAAAGTTAGAAGCCGAAGATTACCTAAAGATTCTATATGCTAGTAGAACTGGTAAGGAAAGAATCAAACAATTATCAGAGGATTATGGAACTGACCCTAAGATAATAAAAAAGTTAAAATTGAAAATATAATTGAGAAAAGTTTGGTAATCCCAAACTTTTTTCGTATATTTGTATAACAAATAAAAGTTTATGGCAAAAGTAAGTTTTTCACAATACCAATTATATTCATCGTGTCCTCGTTCATACAAACTGAGATACATTGATAGATTGGGACAATCATCAGCTAATATTTATACTATTTTCGGAACTGCTATTCACGAAACAATACAACATTTCCTTTCGGTAATGTACGGAGTTTCTAAGAAACAAGCAATGGAAATAGATACTGATAAGTTGTTGTTAGAGTGGATGAGAAAAGAATACATCAAAGAGAACGATAAACTAACTGAGGGTAGTGTATGTACTCAGCTAGAATTAGAAGAGTTCTACGGAGATGGTAGATGTATATTAGAGTGGTTTAAAAAGAAATTAGATAAGTTCTATACAAAGAGTGGATTCGAATTAGTGGGAATTGAAATTCCATTAAATGCAAAAGTAAAAGAAGGTGTAAACTTCATAGGTTTTGTTGATGTGGTAATGAGAGATTTATCAGATAATTCAATTATCATTATTGATTTAAAAACATCAACTAGAGGTTGGAACAAATATCAGAAATCAGATAAGTATAAGAACGCACAAATCGTTATATACAAAAAGTATTATTCTGAATTATTCCAAATTCCATTGGAGAAGATTAAAGTTGAATATCAGATTATGAGAAGAAAACTTTATGAAGATGCTCCATTCCCAATTCCATATATGTCTAGGCATGTTCCAGCTAATGGTAAACCAACTGTTAATAAGGTTTATACTGAGTTTATGAACTTTGTAAATGAGGTATTTGATGATGAAGGTAATTATAGAGATTTACCATATCCTAAAGTTCCAGGTGATAGGCAAAAGAATTGTAGATTCTGTGAGTTTAAGACTAGAGGAATTTGTGATGGTAAAGCTTAACGGAAAATAAATATCTATATACTTATATATATAAATACTAACAATATATACTATGAGTGTAGAAACTAAACTAACAACTGTAAAAATTATAAAAGGTGTTTATTCAAATTTTAAAAGAGTATCATTCGAATCGGATGTAACACTTCAAAAATTGGTAAACAGAACAGTTGAACGATATGTAAGCGATGATGGATTTAGAAAAGAAATGAATGAATATTCAAACCTTCAAATTTCAGGTTCGCAATTTTAAAGAAAAAAGTTATTTTAATAAGTTATGAGTAAAAAAAAGATTCTTCTCCTTTCAGATGATATGAGGATGAGTAGTGGTATCGCCACTATGAGTAAAGCATTGGTAATGGGTACTCTTAATGAGTACGATTGGTTTCAAGTAGGTGCAGCAATTAAACACCCCGATAAAGGTAAAGTTTTAGATTTATCTGTTGATATGCAGAAAAGAACTGGTGTAGAAGATGCATCGGTTAAAATCTTACCTTGGAATGGTTACGGAAACGCTGATTTGTTAAGACAAATTATGAATTCCGAAAAACCTGATGCTATCCTTCATTTTACTGACCCACGTTATTGGACTTGGTTATATGATATGGAACACGAAATCAGAGAAACCTGTCCAATTCTTTATTATACAATATGGGATGATTTACCAGACCCATTATATAATAGAAATTATTACGAAAGTTGTGATTGGTTAGGTGCTATTTCAAGACAAACATATGGAATAGTAAGTAGGTTAACTTCTTTAACTGATAAACCAACATGGAAACCACATTCAGATTGGCAAGTTGCATATGTACCACATGGTATAAATGAAAATGAATTCAAACCAACTGATGTACCTTCAGATTTTAGAAATAAAATATTAGCAGGTAATGAGTATGATTTTATATTCTTTTGGTCTAATAGAAATATCAGAAGAAAACAACCATCTGATGTTATTATGGCATTTAAGGAGTTTTGTGATAAAATTGGTAAAGATAAGGCATCTAAAGCTGTACTACTAATGCATACAACACCATCTGATAATAATGGTACTGATTTACCAACAGTTGCTGAAACTCTTGCACCTGATTGTAATGTAGTATTCTCAACTGCTAAATTATCAACTGAACAACTAAATCTTCTTTATAATATGGCTGATTGTACAGTTAATATTGCTGGTAATGAAGGATTTGGATTAACAACTGCAGAATCGGTTATGAGTGGTACACCAATCATTGTAAATGTTACTGGTGGATTGCAAGACCAATGTGGATTCAAAAAGAAATCAGATGGTAAATACTTTACAGCTGATGATTACATTAAGATTGGTTCACTTCACAAATGGAGAGATTGGGAAGATAAAGTAACTTGGGGAGAATGGGCTACACCAATTTGGAGTAGAGCACAATCTCTGACAGG